CATTTGCTGGAACTTATGACAATATAGAATTATTGGATTCATTTGGATTCGGTAGTGTGTCTCCAGCAGTATCTTATATATTAAGACCAATATCTTATGATTTAGCTAGAGCAAATGCAATTGAAACAAATGATTTAATTAGAAAATCTGCATATTCATTTGAATTGATAAATAATAAAATAAGAATATTTCCAAGACCAGAATCAGATGACGCTGGTGAAAAAATACATTTTCATTATTATCAAAAAAATAATAGAACTGATGTCACACAAGATTTTACAGTTAATAAAGTATCAGACCCATCAAACATACCATATAAGTTTATTACTTATACAGAAATAAATTCAATGGGTAGAAATTGGATTCGTAAATATACATTAGCATTAGCGAAAGAATTATTAGGTATTATTAGAAGTAAATACGCTTCAATGCCATTACCAAATGGTGAAGTATCATTGGATGGTGAAGCATTAAAATCAGAAGGTAGAGAAGAACAATCTACTTTAATAGAACAATTAAAAGAATTATTAGAACAAACTTCGGTTAGTGAAAAAGCAAAAATAGAACAAGAAACTGCCGAGGCTCAACAATCAGTTTTAGGTAAAGCACCGTTGGGTATCTATATAGGTTAAGGAGATTATAAATGGCACACGATAGAACTAAATTTATATCAGGTAGAGGAAATGTAAGAAGCACAGAAAGTACGAGAGGTACTGTATATAATAACGGTCCTCGAATGGTTAAAGGTACTTGGGTTGCAGTAGGAAATAATAGATACAGATGGACAGGTACTAATCCTCCAGTAGGTGCATATGCACTTGATTGTCAAGATGGGGATAATAGTTTTCAGGCAGACTGTAGTAATTGGAGTGATACAGCTGAAAATCAATATGGTGAAACATCCGCAGATGGTTCAATGACAAGTGGGTTAACTGGTGGCCACAACATTCATACAGTATGTCCAGATTGTCCTGGTAAAGCAACGATGATTGCTGTATTTGCCGATGGTGGTTATGCCGGTGGGGATTCTGTATTAACACCAGGAGTTGCTGCCAGACAATGTACATCTGATGTACAGTGTCCTAGAGGATATTGTAAAATAGAACCATTTATGGATAGAGGGGTGTGTATGACCAGAGTACCAGGAGTTCGAGGTGGTGGTTCAGATTATGACCCTTATAGTAGTGGTAATGGAACAAGAGGTGGTGGAATGAATAACCCAATCACACAAACTAATTTAATGGCAAGAAGAAATGAATTTGTATATGAATCTACTGGTCAACCTTATGTAGGTCTTTATCATGTACATCAAGATGGAACACGAATGATAGGTCCTGGTCAAATGGGAATGACTCATGAAATTTATTCTGATGAAGTAATAGTTCCTGCTAGAATGAGAAGAAGAAGGATGAGATAATGGCAAATAAACCATTTTTTACACCACTAAATGATATCAAATTATTTGATATAGTCAATGAAGAGTTAATCGATGAATTGGTTGGTCAAACGGTAGATATTTATAAAGTAAACATAGATGAAACAGAATCTAATTTATATGGTGAGTCAACATCTAAAACATTTGATGTGGGGTTTAGGGTTAATTGTTTAATTCAGTTTAATGAACCAGAAACAACAATGAATGAATTTGGTTCAGATACGAATGCATCTATCGAATTATATTTTCATAGAAACTCATTAAAAGATACAGATTTTTTTCCAGAGATTGGTGATATTGTGGATTGGAATCAATTCTATTGGGAATTAAATTCAGTAACAGAACCTCAGTTGGTATCTGGACATCAAGATTATAAACATCAAATAAAAGCTACTGCTCATAGAAGTAGAATGTCATCATTACAAATTGAAGAGAGACCAAGATAGTGCCGAATAGAAAAGCAAAAGCAAGAAAACAAGAACGAAGAAAAAAAATGAATATTTAAAAAAAACATGGAAGAACTCGTAAACAAATAAAAAGAAAAAAGAGAAAAAAATAATGGCGGTTGAAAAAATATTAAACAAAAGAATTATAAAATATGATACTTCAAATCCTAACTTTGTAGAAAAACCTAAACCAAAAAAAGAAGTTAATGGAAATGTTAAAGATGATGAAGATGTATATGGTGAAAAAAAACATTATTATACACCAGATAAAAATGGTAATTTACAAATGGAACAACTTATGGGTAAACTTATGAATAAATTAGATGGAATACCCGGAGGAGGTCAGACAGGTATAAATGCAGTTGAGGTAGATATAAAAAGAGAAATCGCAATAGGAAAGGTTGATACAACTGCAGTTAAATCAGAAGAAATTAAAGGTAAAGTTAAAACTAAAAAAGATAAACTAAAGGCATTGAGAAAACGAAATGGCCGTTAAACCTATTTTAAATAAACAAATTATATCTCGTCCAAATACTAATAGAGGAGAACAGGTTAGTACGAAAGGGATGAAATGGAATGCAAATGATAGAAAATCTATACTACCTGGTAAGGATTTTACTAAGAACTTTGCAGTTACTTTAAAAGATATTGATATGACTATGATGAACCATCTAAAAGATGTAATGAAAATTACTATTAGAGAAGCTGGTGAAAACATAAAAGTTCCTATCATGTACGGTAACGAAGAAAGATGGAAAAATATAAAAAAAAGTGGTGCAATTCGAGATAAAAACAATGCACTAATTTTACCACTTATTATGGTAAGAAGAACAGATGTTAATTTTAATGACCAAATGCCGTTTTCATACGACCAAGATTTAAAAGGTTTAGCCAGTAATCCAGTAAGGGCGAATAAATGGGCAAAAGAAAATAGATATGATAGGTTTTCTGTCCAAACAAATAAAAAACCAATTCAAGAAATTATAACTACAGGTGTACCAGACTGGGTTGATTGTACTTATTCAATTGTGGCCTTAACAAATTATACAGAACAAATGAATTTGATAACAGAATCTTTTGTATTTCATGAAAATACATATTGGGGTGATTCATTGAACTTTAGATTTTTGGCTGAATTGGGAGGAAGTTTTGCAGATGCAACAGAAATGGATGTTGCTGGAGAAAGATTAATTAGATTAGAATTTAGTATAGTATTAAAAGGTTATTTGTTACCAGAAGTATATAGTACAACACCAACTGGTAAGGTGTTTGATGTTGGTAGAGGTTATACAATAGGAAAAGTTGTTTTTGGTCAAGAATCAGATGCAACTAACGAACAATTAAATAAATTATAGGGTTTTAAAAAAAAACCTTATATTTATATAAAATAAACAATGGAGGTTATAAATGTCTGAAGTAGTAAAATTTACAGATGAAGAAATGAAAGAATTAAAATCTATACAAGAAAAATATCTTGAGGTTCAAAATAACTTAGGTCAAACACAAGTTTCCTTAATTAGGTTAGAACAACAACAAGAAAATTTACTTAACTATAGTGATGGGCTTAGAAAAGAATTTAATGAAGTTCAAGAAATTGAAAAAACATTCATAGCAAAAGTTACAGATAAATATGGTGATGGTGAATTAAATCAAAGTACAGGTGAATTTATTTCTCAAAAAACAAAAAAATAATATATTTATATAAATATATTCTGTTTTCAGAAAAAAACAGCATATTTATATATGATATGATACATCATATACAGAACTACAAAAAAAAAGTTTATTTACCACATATAGGAGATAATACATGGCCGAAAAAATAGTTTCCCCGGGCGTTTTTACAAAAGAAATAGACCAAACTTTCTTACCCGCTGCAATAGGTGATATAGGTGCAGCAATTATAGGTCCAACTGTGAAAGGACCTGCTATGATTCCAACAGTAGTAAATTCTTTTAGTGAATTTGAACAACGATTTGGTACTACTGTACAAAGTGGTTCAAGTTTCTATCAATATTTAACATCACATACTGCAGAAAATTATTTGAAAAGTGGTGGACCTCTAACTGTCGTTAGAATTTTAGAAGGTTCTTATACACCAGCAACTGCAACATTATCTGGTAGTGATGGTACTACAAGTTTAACACTAACAACACTTTCAGATGGTCATGAAATGACTAGTATTTCAAATTTGAATGATGGTAGTAGTGGTGGAGTTTTAACAAATGCTGCTTTAATATCTGGTTCAAAAGATAATTTAAGATATGAAATAACAAGTAGAAATACAGCAAAAGGAACATTTTCTTTAAATATTAGACAAGGAAATGATTTACAAGAAAGAAAACAAGTTTTAGAAAGTTGGAATAATCTTTCATTAGACCCAAATTCTACAAATTATGTAGGAAAAAGAATAGGAGATAAGTATTACACCCTTACAACTGATACTGATGGTACAACTTACTTAAAATCAGAAGGTGATTTTGCAATAAAATCTAAATATGTTAGAGTAACTGTAAATAGACCTACACCTGATTATTTAACCTCAGGTGGTGGTATAAGAGTTGCAGGTGATGCTGCTAAGATACCAGGTGGATACGGTACAGGTATCACAATAGTTAGTGGTTCATATAATGGTGGATTTACTGGTGGTTCAGATGGAACTGTAATACAAGGATTTAGTGCTCAACTTTTTTATGATAAAATAACTGATACAAATGTACAAGGATTTGATTTAAGTGCAGTTGGTTCAGGTACAAACGCAACTCAAAGATATAAAGAGGCTATAGGTTTGTTAAGTAATCAAGATGAGTATGATTTTAATTTATTACTATTACCAGGTGTTAACGATGAAGACCACTCTGAAATTGTATCAAAGGCATTAGATACATGTGAAACAAGAGGTGATGTCTTTTCAATTGTAGACCCAGTTAGATATGGTAGAACTCTTGCACAAGCAACTACAGAAGCAGCAACAAGAGATTCAAGTTATGGTGCTATGTATTGGCCTTGGGTTCAAGTAAGAGACCAACAAGTTGGAGTGAATAGATGGGTGCCACCTTCAGTAGTGATGAGTGGTATTTATTCATTTAACGATAAAGTTGCTCACCCGTGGTTCGCTCCTGCTGGATTGAATCGTGGTGGTATAGATACTGCAATCCAAGCAGAGAGAAAATTAACTCATTCTAATAGAGATGATTTGTATGATAATAATGTTAATCCGATAGCAACATTTCCTGGTCAAGGAATATGTGCTTGGGGACAAAAAACTTTACAAAAGAAAGAATCTGCATTAGATAGAGTGAATGTACGAAGATTATTAATTAAATTAAAGAAATTTATTGCTTCAACATCTAAATTTTTAGTGTTTGAACAAAATAATGTGTCAACAAGAAACAAATTTTTAAATATAGTAAACCCGTTCTTAGAACAAGTACAGTCAAATAGTGGTTTAACTGCATTCAAAGTTATTATGGATGATACGAATAATACTCCAGATTCAATTGATAGAAATATCCTTTATGGACAAATATTCATTCAACCAACAAGAACTGCAGAGTTCATCATGTTAGATTTTACAGTTCAACCAACTGGTGCAACATTTCCAGAATAATAGGAGAATATTAAATGGCAGAAAAAATAATTAGCCCTGGTGTTTTTACAAGTGAAATAGATGAATCATTTTTACCAGCAGCAATAGGTGATATAGGTGCTGCAATTATTGGTCCTACTCTTAAAGGTCCTGTTATGGTCCCTACAGTAGTTTCATCATATGCTGAATACACACAATTATTTGGTAATTCTTTTAGGAGTGGTAGTTCAGTATATAGATATTTATCTGACCATACTGCTGAAGAATATTTTAAAAGTGGAAATAAAGCAACAATTATAAGAATAATATCGGGTAGTGCTGTAAAAGCAAAAGCATATATAGGAACTGCTGGGTTTACAAGTGGTTCGACTAAGGGAC